TCTGGAACAGCCGCAAGTCTGGAGTCGTGATCGGAACCACGAAGAATTGGGTTTGGGGCGTGGGCATCGCGCTGGGTTTGACTGCGCTGTATTTCATGACCAGGAAAGAGGGCGCGCCGGTTGCTACGACAACGGCCATTCAGGAGATCAAAACGCAGCTTGGTGGGGAATTGGTCGGGGAGGCCCCAATATGCGTCCATGGACACCGTATTTGGCGAGAAGGCACATCGGCCAAAACGGGCAAAGAATGGGCAAATTATTCATGCCCGGAAAAAAACAAAGCGACCCAGTGCGGTCCCATTTGGTACGTCCGTTCATCCGATATGCAGTGGAAACCACAGGTGTAATCATGGGTGACATGGAAATGATCAAAATTGCAACCGGTGAGAAAACTATCTTTAAACGTGATGGGTCGGTGATTCGTGAGCCGAACCCAATTTCGATTGATTGGTGTGATCGATGTGAGAAATGGAAACCATTGGAATTTGGTCGATACGTCACGGTTGACGGATTGCACCTCATTTGGGAATGCATGGACTGCAAATGATTTTGGTCAAATTGACTCACGATCAGGAAATGGCGTGCGCTAAAGCTGCGCTGGATAGGGCCGTTGGTTCAGAAGGCTTGAAGGATTACGCGGTCCAAAAACTAAACCTGTTCCAGGATATTGCCCGGAGTAGCGAGGCCATCGGAGCCGAAAACGCCGTTGCCAAATATTTCGGAATTGATGAATGGAAGGCCACCGTCAACACATTCAAAAATCAGGCTGATGTGGGGTGGAACGTTGAAGTTAAACACACACCATGGAAAGAAGGCTGCCTGATCTTACGTGATCGTGATCGAGGCGATGACGTGGCAGTTTTGGTCACCGGCAATTCGCCGAATTACTACATCATTGGGTGGATTCCCATTGATATGGCACGGCGTCCATCAAGGCGGCGCAGCGATGGGTCATATTGGATCAATCCATCGGATTTAAACCCAATCGAGAATTTGAATCGGAGTATCTATGCTAGAAATTATCAGGCTTGATTGTCGAGCTGAGAAAAAATCGACGGATCACAAAATTGTAAAGGTGACGGACAATTTGCCACCGTTCGTTCATTGCGTGGAATGCCTATCATGCGGCACATTGGGCATTGCCAGTTTTCAGGTCGATGATGCCGATTTATGAATTCAAATGTCCGGTATGTTCGACAGTCAAACCAATCAAGGCCGGATTCGATGAGGATTTCACACCACCCGGATGCCCGTACTGCATGATTAGCATGGAACGGATTTGGACATCAACGCCAATCCATTTCAAGGGTACGGGCTGGGGTGGGGACAAATGAGCAATCACCTGGACATGGATTTCGGTCATGAGCTGATAGATCATGGGACATCAGATGACTATTACACGCCGCCATTCATATTCGATGCCCTAAACGTCGAATTCGACATGGATGTTTCAGCACCGCCAGGGGGCGTCCCATGGATACCGGCAAAACGATCATTGACCATCATCGATGACGGATTGATGACCGAATGGGTGGGACGGGTGTGGTGCAATCCTCCATATTCCAATGTGACCCCATGGGCTAAAAAACTCATTAAACATGACAACGGAATTGCCTTGGTACCAATGGCCAAATCGGGTTGGTTCAATTTGATTTGGGATCATGCATCAGGGGCATTGCCATTGCAGGCCAATCTCAAATTCGTTCGATCCGATGCAACCACGGGATCAATCATGTTGCCGGTCATGTTATTCGCATTTAATGAGGCCAATCGCCAGGTGCTAATCAATAGCGGATTGGGCAAGGTACGATGATGATGCCTGTGGATAACCTGTGGACAACACGCCGAGGCCCCGTTCAAGTTATCCACATTCTTGCAATGTATTTGACTCGTTCGGTACGCTGGATTCGCTTAAAGCGAGCCGCTGAGGCGGATTGCTCGCTTAGGCGTATTCTGCTATTGCCACAGTTATGCCTATTGATAGGCTTGATTTCAACAAACGTGCAACCCGTTCACGCAGCTACACAGACCGACTATCTAAAACTATATGCACATTCAAGGATCGTTGATTTCAAGCAATATCAATGCCTTGTAAAGATCATCACTAAGGAATCGAGATGGAACCCAAACGCCGTCAATGGGAGTCATTACGGCTTAGGCCAAATGAAATCACAATGGTATCGAACCCTTGATCCATTCAGGCAGATCGATGAAACCATTCGATACATACGCCATCGTTATGGTTCAATGTGTAACGCATGGGTACATCATCAGGATAGGAATTGGTTCTAATGTCTAAGGCATGGAAGTCATCAGACCGAAAGGGATGGCGACGCATACGCGAAAGAATCCTGGCACGTGATGGATATTGTTGCCAGGCATGTGGTGAGAGTGAAGGACCTATGCACATCGATCACATTGTGCCTAAAAGACTGGGTGGAAGTGATTTGGAGGAGAATTTGCAGGTTTTGTGCAAATCATGCAATTTGCGTAAAGGTGGCAGTTTTTTTGAACACCCATTGACACCCCCGACTCTCCATGAACGTTATATCCCCGAAAACGTGTCAATCAGCCATGATTAAGGAGCAACAGGCCATAAACAGTCATGATCAAGTCGAACCCGGCTCAGATCGGCTCACATCGGTTTTGGCACCGTTATCAGCTACGGTTATGGGCAGTCCAACGCCTAGAATTCACACCCCATTGAATGATTTACCATCCAGGGGCCCTGAACTCATCGATTTTGCGAAAACTATCTTTCCAAATGGGTTCATGCCATGGCAGGAATTCGTGGCCATCCATGCTCATAAGGTCAAGCCTGACGGCCGGTGGGCTACGCCATTGAACGCCATCGTTGTAGCCCGGCAATCCGGAAAATCGACCTTAATGCTCAGTCGCATTCTCATGGGGTTATTCCATTGGGATGAATCGTTGCAGGTGGCCTCAGCTCATAGATTGGCCACATCGCTGGAGCAATTTCGGGCATTGGTCAATTTGATCGAATCATCGGATGACCTTGCCAAACGGGTGAAGCGAATTCGCTGGTCCCATGGGTCCGAGGAAATCGAGGTTCAAGGATCGACCGGGATCAATCGGTTCATCATCAAGGCTGGAGGATCGGCGGCCCGTGGTATCTCGAAGCCGGAGACGGTCCACCTGGATGAGCTGCGAGAGATGCACGAACTCGAATCATTTGCATCGCTGCGGTACACATTACTAGCTGCGAAAAACCCAATGGTCATGACCTATTCGAACGCCGGTGACCAACATTCGAAGGTGCTAAATTTGCTACGCGAACGGGGAATCGCCGCTGCGTCCGGTGTGGTTGACGATATTGGATATTTCGAATGGTCAGGTGCATCGGACGCATTGACGGATGAGAATTTCGCCATGGCCAATCCGGCACTGGGCCACACCATCCACATCGATAATATTCGAAGCGTTTTGAAAGACCCACCCGAAGTTGTACAGACCGAGGTTTTATGCAGATGGGTCCAAACAATTTCATCGATCATCAATCAAGCTGCGTGGGATGGATGTGCCGAACCGGAACTCGAACTCGATCCCGAAAAACTCACCTGGTTGGCCCTGGACATTTCACCGGATCGCCGCCATTGCGCATTGGTGGGGGCTCAGAAATTAGGGGATGAACGATTTGTGGTGAAGTTACTACACACCTGGGAAAACGAACGTCAACTCGATGATCGGGCCGTTGCCAATGATGCCGCGTTTTATTGCCGCAAATATCCCATCGAGCATTTGTTATATTCCAGGAAAACCAGTGGGGCCGTGGCCGCACGATTGCAACCGGCTGGAATTCCGATCTATGACATGGACGCGTCATATCCTCAAAGCTGCGATGAACTATTGGGTGCAATAAATTCGGGCAGGCTACGTCATACCAACCAGCCTGAATTAACGGCGCAAATGTTGTCGGCGGTTCAATTACGTCGAGGCGATGGCGGCTGGGTCATTGGACGCCGGGCAAGTCAAACGGCGGTGTGCGCAAGTGTGGCCACCGCATTGGTGACACATTTTGCGACACGCCCAGAGACGGAAACCGACATCATGGTTGGATAGTGGTATTGGCCTGAGAAAATCAAGCCATGGGAATTCGTGACATTTTTGCAACGCGTCAGGTTTCGACGGTAGGGCTACCGTCCGGACCTGATGTGGCTGCGCAGCTAGGCCCGGTTACAACATTGGATTCGTTGACGCCATTTTTCGGCGGTGCAAATACTGCAACGCGTGAAGAATTCATGTCCGTTCCAACGGGCGCACGTGCAAGAAACATCATTTGTTCATCAATCGCATCGATTGGCCTTGAAGTCATTGATCGATCAACCGGGCTTGAAATTGAAGATGCAACTCCACGCGTTATTCGTACACCGGACCCACGTGTCCCAGGATCAGCCACATACGTGTGGACCTGTGAGGATTTGTTACTTTATGGATACGCATATTGGCAGATTACAGAATTTTTTGCCGATACAAATCGCGTTCGTAGTGTGCAACGCGTCAATCCGGCACGCGTCACGATTCAAACCAATTCATTGGCAACTGAAATTGAATATTACATGGTTGATGGATCACCGGTTCCAAATTCAGGATTAGGTTCGTTGGTTGTATTTAACGGCAATGATGAAGGCGTGTTGAATCGAGCAGGCCGAACAATCCGCACTGGTGCGGAACTAGAACGTGCCGCTGCGATGTACGCACGCGAACCAATTCCGTCGATGGTGTTGAAATCCAACGGCACGGCATTACCTGCTGACCGCATTGCAAAATTGCTTGATTCATGGGCAACCGCACGCCGCAATCGTGGCACTGCGTTTTTGAATGCCGATGTCACAATGGAGACCGTGGGATTTGATCCTGAAAAATTGCAACTGGCCGCAGCTCGTTCATACATTGCCACCGAAATTGCACGTGCCTGTGGAATCCCAGCGTATTACGTGGACGCAAACACCGGATCATCGATGACTTATTCAAACGCGACAACTCAGCGACAGACATTGCTCGATTTCTCACTTATTCCGCTGATGACCTCAATTTCCGAACGGTTATCAATGCCGGATTTCGTTCCGTCAACCCAGGAAGTCCGGTACGACCTTTCAGACTATCTACGCGGCAGCGATCTTGAACGTGCCAACATTTACAAAACCCTGAATTCCATCGTGGATGCTAATGGCAATCCGGCCATCACTGTGGAGGAAATACGAAACGCGGAGGAAATGATCAAATGAAAGTAACCACACCATTCACAATCACGGCAGCTGATTCAGAGGCACGAACAATCACCGGCAAGATCGTCGAATTCGACGTTCCGGCAAATGCATCGACCGGCAAGGTGATGTTCAAATCCGGTTCGCTAAATCCTGCAAATGTAAAATTAAATTTGGAACATGATTCTGCACGTCCAATCGGTAAAACACTTTCAATGGAATTTGCACCCGATGGCAAATCAATCGAAGCAACATTTAAAATTTCAAAG